TACACGACGCTCTTCCGATCTATTCTATAACATGGAAATGGATGGGTACAAAGTATCCGGATATTTCGCTGTGTGCAATGCGATTCTGGAAGATTCTGACGTGTCTTTGGCGTCCGAACTGCTAAACGCTATTGGAAAGGCTATTGGAAAGGCGTTGGATAAAGCTATCCTGTATGGAAAGAATGTTAAGATGCCAATGGGAATCGTAACATCCATTCTGCAGAAAACAGCACCGGAAGGATATCCGGCAACAGGAAGAACATGGGAGGATTTGAGTGTTACCCATGTGGTTGCAGGAGCTGCAGCAACCGGGACAAAGTTGTTTGCAGACATCGTAAAAGCATCCGGTATTGTGGATAACGATTACGAAACGGGAGAAATTGTATGGGTAATGAACAAAGCAACGCATACAAAGCTGATTGCGGAAAGTATTGGGGTGAATTCGGCAGCAGCCATTACTGCAGGAATGGGAAATACCATGCCAGTAATCGGAGGAGCAATCGTGGAAATCAAATATATTCCGGACGATACAGTTATTTTTGGATATTTTAAAAATTATGTACTTGTGGAACGAGCTGATACAAAACTGACACAGTCTGAACATGTAAGATTCCTGGAGGATCAGACGGTATTCAAGGGAACTGCTAGATATGACGGAGACCTGGCAATCCGCGAAGCGTTTGCGGTTTACGGCATCGGAAAGGCGCCTGTGACGACTGCACCGAAATTTGCGGGAGAAGAATAATCCGAAATGAAGGGATGAAAAAATGAGTCAGATAAACGAAGAGGAAATTCTGCAGTTATTAAAAGTGGACCTGGGGAAGCTGAATCCGGATGAGAACACAGAGCATTATCTGCGACATACCATATCTGCAGCAAAAGAGTTTATCAAGAGGGAAGGCGTTGTACTGACAACGCCTTTCTCCGTTGAGGACGCGGAGCTGATAAAAATGTATGTTGCGTATTTGTACCGGAAACGAGCAACACCGGAACCCATGCCGCGCTCTCTTCGTTGGGCGCTGAACAACAGGATTTTCTCAGAAAGGAAAAAGGATGATTCTTGACGCGGGAATTGCCACAATCTATGTCGGCCGGAATACGGCGAAGAAAGGCGAAAAGCCGAACATAGTATATGATCGGGAATATTGTCGGAGCTATTATGGAAACCGTACGGTAGGATTGAACAGATTTTACAGGGCAAAGGAATTTGACGAGCGGGCGGATATCTTGATTCGCGTAGACCGAAACGGCGGGATTACGACAAGTCATAAGTGCAAGTTGGAACCGTTTGAGAGTCTGGAAACAACCGGCATGTATAAAATCATAATGGTGCAGCAGGTGATGGATGAAGACGGCCTTCCAGCCACAGATCTGACATTGGAAAGGATTGAGGGAATTGAGGAGTCTTGAAATCATAAAGAATGCGCTGACGGAAATACACGATTCTGTGCACCATTACGAGGCACCACCGAAGGAAAAAAACCCATATATTGTGTGGGCAGAAGATGGAGCTAACCACTTCCAGGCGGACGGTAAAAATCTGGAGACTGCCTTTTCTGGAACGATTGACCTGTTTACCAAGAACGAGGATGATGAACTGCTGGAAAAAATCCCGGAAGCACTGAATGAAACCAGAGCCGCCTGGGCATTAAACAGCGTTCAATACGAATCCGAGACAGGTTTTATCCATTACGAGTGGGTTTGGGAGGTGTAATATGGCGAAGATGTCGTTTAAGGGACTGGATGAATATGCCAGGAAACTGGAACGAATGAAAAAGAACACGCCAGAAACACTGGGGGCAGGCGTCTACGCTATGGCAGAAATTGTGGCGGACGAGGTGAAGAAGAATCTGGAAGCCATACCGGCAATTTCTGACGCGGAAAACATCCGGGCGTATAGAAACGGCGAAAAGTCAAAGCTGACTATAGGCCAGAAAAAAGGACTGGTTGAGAGTTTTGGAATTGCGCCGGCGCAAAACGATAATGGGTATCTTCATGTGAAACTGGGATTTGATGGATATAATGAAATCAAGACAAAAAAGTACCCAAAAGGACAACCTAATGCAATGATAGCCAGAACAGCCGAAAGCGGAAGCAGCTACATGAATAAGACCCCGTTCATCCGTCCGGCCATAAGGGCAAAAGAAAATGAAGCAATAGAAAAATGCAAAGAAGTAATTGATAAGAAGATAAAATTTGATTTTGACTGAGGACGTGCTTTTGGCACGCCTGATTTATTTAAAGGAGGAAAATTATGGTAACAACTGGATTTTCGAAGCCGTATGTCGCGAAATACTCAAACGAAGGTGCGAAGGTTACATATGCGGAAGGACTTCTTCTTGGAAGAGGGGTTTCTGTAGAAATTGAGCCAAACACAACAGAAGACAACCATTTTTACGTAGACAATGAAGTAGGAGAAACAGAAGGTGCACAGTTTATTTCTGGAAAAGCAACGATTGAGGTAGATGGACTGGAGCCGGATTCTGCGAAACTGATTCTTGGACTGGCAGAGACTTTTGAAATTGGCGATGAACCAAAAACTACTCTTCAGGGATATGGAGATATCAATCCACCGTATGTAGGTTACGGATGTGTTCGCCGTACGCAGATGAAAGGGGTAGTAAAATACTGGCCAATCATTTACCCGAAAATGAAGTTTTCTATTCCAAAGGATGCTGCGGCAACCCAGGAGGAACAGATTGACTGGCAGACCCAGGAGTTATCGGGAACGATCGTGAGGGATGATACCGAAAAAAGACATTGGAAAGTGACCTCCCCGACGGGATTTAACACAGAAGAAGAGGCGGAAGCGATTGTTAAAAAGTTCCTGAACATTACAGCGATGGCAGCAGCGAGTGTTATGAGTAAAGCTGGAGGAAGCAAGTGATGGCAACAAAAATCATGGGAATTGAGTGGCCTATGGCGTACACGGTGGAAGCCCAGAAGAAAATAGAGGAGCATTTTGGCGGGAGAATCAGCAAAGAAAAGATTGAGGAGATTTTTGACACCACGGATATGGGGCAATTAAATGACAATGTTGCGTTTATGGCTGCAGTTATGTTTAATGCCGGAAAAAGACGCGAGGCAGTGAGAAAGCTGATGTTAGGACAAAAATGCCAGCCAATGCCGGAAATTTCCCATAAACAACTAAAGGAGATTATCCAGCCGGGAGAAATGCCGATGTTGATGCGGGAGATCATAAGAGCGATGAACCACGGAAACAAAATCACGGTGGAGACAAAACCACCTGAAAAAAAAAGAAAGTAAATAGAATCGACCCAAATGCACAATGGTATCTGTACAATGGCCTCTCCTGTGGGTTATCCCAGGCAGAGGCCATGACGTCATATCCGGGAGAGATTCAAGATCTGATGGCGTGCAGGGCAATTGCCAACGGTGCAAAACAAAAAATCAAAATGTCATTTGATGAAGTAATGAGGTTAGAGTGATATGTCAGAAAATATTGGACCTAAAATAGGCATAGAGGGCGAAGCGGAATACAAGAAACAATTGGATAAAATCATCCAACAGTCAAAAGAACTGGCTTCGGAGATGAAAACAGTTACTTCGGAGTTTGACAAGAATGATAAAAGCCAGGAAAATCTAACTGCACAAAGCGAAGTGCTGACAAAACAGATAAAGAACCAAAAAAAGAGAATCGAGCTTCTTTCAAAGGGATACGAAAAGACGGAGAAAGAACTGGATAAGCTTCAAAAGGCGGCTAAAGATGCATCGGAGGAATTTGGAGAAAATTCAGAAGAAGCGATAAAAGCGGCAGCAGCATTTGAAAAGCAGGAAAAAGCAGCCAGCAGAAGTAGGATTGAAATGAACAATGCTACTACAGTGCTGAACAAAATGGAACGTCAGTTTGACGGATTGCAGTCAGAGCTTCAAAAAAGCGCTTCTGAATCCGAGGATTTTGCGGAAGCTGTAGAAGAAATCGGAGATGCTGCAGAGGAAAGTAGCGGCGGATTTACCGTTATGAAGGGAGCTCTTTCGGGGCTGGTGTCAGGTGGAATCCAGGCGGCAGCAGGAGCAGCGGAAGAGTTTGTAGAATCCATTGTGGACATGGCGGAGGAAACGGAAGAGTACAGAGCTATGCAGGCGAAGTTATCTGGATCTGCAGAGAGTTTCGGGTATTCCGTGGATTTTGCCAAAGAAAAGTATAAAGAGTTTTACTCCTATCTGGGCGATGACCAGATGGCGACTAACGCTATCACAAACTTGATGGGCCTGCAGACGTCCCAGGAGAGTCTGACAGATTTAACAGAAGCGGCTACTGCAGTGTGGACGGCATACGGGGATTCAATTCCAATCGAGGGCTTGACGGAATCTATGAACGAAACGGCGCAGGTAGCAGCCGTTACCGGAAATCTGGCAGACGCACTGAACTGGGCAGGAATATCAGAGGACGAGTTTAACCTTCGACTGGCGGAGTTGGCTACGACACAGGAGAGAGCGGATTTTATTGCGCAAACGCTGAATGATACATACGGAAAGAGCAAGCAGGTCTATGATGATCTGACGGAAGGAATCCGAAACGCAAAGGATGCAGAGGCCGAATTTAAGGAAAAGCAGGCAGAAATCGGAGAAGCAGCGGAACCAATCCGGGAAGCAATCGTTCGGATGAAGACAAAAGGGTTGGACATCCTGCAGCCGGCCGTTGAATTCGTGGCCGACCTGTTGGAAGATTTCGGAGATTCCGCAAATGATGCGTCGAAAAAAATGTACGACGCGATTGATGCCAGTGACGAGATGGGAAAAAGCCTGAAAGAAACAGGAGAAGAACTGGAAGAATCCGTGGATGCATTAAAAGAGACCATGGATGAAATGAAAGAGGGGAAAGTGGCAACCAAATATCTCGTAGATGCATTGGATAATCTGAATAAAAAAAGCCAGAGAACATCCGAAGAGCAATACCGGATGGAAGCGGTCATTGCAGGTTTGAACAGCCTGTATCCGGAGTTAGGATTGGCGATTGACGATGCGACCGGAAAGCTGAACAAAAGTACGGTAGAAATTGCAGACTATATAGGGACAGCGGAAAATATTGCATTTGTAACAGAGACACAGAAGGAGGCTGCGGAGATAACTAAAAATCTTGCAGCAGCAGAGGAGGCTAAAAAAGCAGCCTATGAAGCCACTATGGGAGTGGCAGCTCAGATTGTGCAAAAAGAGGCGGAAATCAAGGAACTGCAGGCGCAGCAGGAAGCGGGTGCCATATCCAATGCAGATGCACAGAAAATGTGGAATGAAGCGCTGCAAAAGGGACAGGGAGATCTGAATGCCCTGTACCAGCAGACAGCAAACAGCAATGTGGCGATGACGGAGTATCAGGGAAAAATGATGTCTGTATCAGAAGCTTTAAACATTGCTAATCAGGATTTACTGGAATTGCAGGCGGCGGAAGCTACTCACAGGGAGGAAATGGCAGCACAGGATGAAAATATCAAACTGGCAAAAGAGAGTTTGGATAGCTACAATGCTGCGTTGGCTGAAAAAAAAGAAGCAACAAACCAGGCAAGTGAGGCGGAAGCTGCGTACAGGGAGGGAACGCAATATACAATCATCAAAAATGGTGAGGCAATGAATGCGTTTAACAGCATGTCGGAGGCTCAACAACAGACGGCTATGGACCTTACAAATGCAGTGAATTCCATGAAAGAAAACATGAGCAATATAATAACGAGTCAGATGGACATGTTTTCGGCGTTCGATGCATCTATAGATTTATCGACAACAGATTTGTTGAATAACATGCAGAGCCAGGTAGACGGAGTTAGAGCGTGGGAAGAAAATCTGGTTGCATTGTCTGACACTGCGATTAATAAGAATCTTCTTCAATATTTGATGGATATGGGACCGGATGGTGCTGGATATGTACAATTATTCGCATCCATGACAACAGAAGAAATGGATAAGGCGAATGAACTTTGGGAAGATTCTATCGATATCAAAGAATTAACGAATGGATGGGGAATAGAACTTACAGAAGCTGGCGCAGAAGCAATAGCATCAGGCATGGAAGGTGTGGATGAAGCAATACAGGCGGCTGGAATGAATTCTGTATTGGGATTAGTTGTTGGAGTAAACAAAGCCATGGATGAAGCAGAAGCCGCTGGAGTAGAGCTTGGAACAACGGTTATTGATGCAACAAACGAAGGTTTAGGATGCAATTCGCCGTCAGAAAAAACCAAAGAATCTGGAGAATATGTTGACGAAGGATTAATAAACGGTCTGGAAAATGGAAAGCATGAAGTATTGCGGATCGCACAGTATCTGGCAGAAGAACTGATCCGAACAATCAATGACGGTCTGGGGACATACTGGGGAACATCCAATAAAACATTGGATTCTGGCCGCATGGTCAGTTCTGGACTGGCAGAAGGAATTCGGAGAGGTCAGCCAGAAGTGATGTATGCAATAGAAGATGCGTGCAGGTCGGTGATTCAGACAATTGACTGGAACTTAGACAGTAATACAGCCTATATGGATGGGTATAATGTTTCCATTGGCCTGGCGAACGGTATTTACGCCGGTCAGTCTGCGGTCATAAATGCGGCGGCAGATGTGGCGTGGTCGGCGGTGAGGGCGGCTAGAAACGCACTAGATATACATTCACCATCGCGAGTGTTCTGGGATATGGGGGATAATTCAGCCAACGCATATGCAGGCGGACTTTTGGAAAATCAAAAAAAGGTAATGCATAGCGTAATGGACACGTTGGACTATTCGGTACAGAATGTATCGGCGCATCTTGCGGCGCAAAGAAACGGTAAGATGATGGCAGAAACAATTGCCGGAGCTGTCCGAGGCATAAGTCTAGGAAGTACATCAAATATGGAAGCAGTGACAATAGTGATCGAGGGCGACACGATAACCATGGATGGCCGTATGGTAGGCAAAGGAGCGGAACGGAGAATTACAGGAAACCAGATTGCTAGAAGAAGGGCAAGAGGAGGCTAATGATGTATGAGGTAATCTACAGAGAAGAAAAAAGTACAGATTATAGGGTAATGCCAATCCGAAGGCCAAACATTCCGGCTCCGGAAGAAAATGCAACAGAAATTTTTATACCAGGGCATGGGGTGATTCTGCAAAAAGATGGGACATATAAACCCATCGTCATCCCGATAGAGTTTAATTTTATGGATGTTCCAGACAAATGGGGAGAAGCATACAGAAAAGCAAAGAAATGGATTTCCGGAACCGGGAAATTGAAATTTTCGGATGACCCAGAATATTTTTACCGCGTGAATCTGTGTAAGATTGTGGACCCAGAACGAATTTCCAGACAGATAGGAATCTTTACCGCGGAATTTACATGCGATCCATATATATATGCGACAGCAGGGCAAACTGAAAAAGAAATAAAAGATGTGCTGAAAAATCCATACGAATTATGTAAGCCGATTTACAAGATAACCGGTAATGGATCTTGCACACTGACCGTAAACGGGAAGACTATGAAAGCCACGGTCGGACAGAACCTGACAATTGACACGGAGCGGATGCTGGCATACCGGGAATCCGACGGAAAACTGCTGAACGCTTCTGTGACGGGGGATTACGAAGATTTATATTTAAAGCCTGGAAACAATACTATCAGCGTAACGTCAGGATTTACATTGAAGGTAATCCCGAACTGGAGGTGTCTGTAATGATTCAGATTTAT